TAGAACAGTTTAGTGGATTCAATATTAAGATTGTGATGACTTCTACTAACGAATCTGTTCCTGTTAGACTTAAAGACTTTAGAGCAATTGCCCTAGCATAATGAAAACATTTAAACAATTCATGGAAGCTTTAGTACCAAAGTATAGTGCTGGTCCAAATTATCCTAAAAATCTTCCATTTATTAAAACACCATTCATACAAAAGAAAGGTTTAGAGATTTGGAAGTTTAACTCTGGAGCACCTAGAGATTTTGTGAAGAAAAAGACAAAAAAAGATATAAGTACCTAATATAATGCTATAAATACCTATAAGCAATACTTATAGGTATATCTTGAAAACATTTAAACAATTCTTAAACGAAGCTGCTAATGCTATAAAATCTTTAGGTGCTAGTGGATGGGCAACTAAACTTGTAGGTAAAGGTGGATATAATGATCAGGATGGATCTTGGTATTTTAAACAGAAAAGAGAATTATTTAAAAAGTCAAAATATAATGGAGATTTGAAGAAATCTGATCTCGATAAATATGATGGTAAGATAAATGGCGAATATAAAAAGATAATAAATCCAATTAAAGATAAAAAACCAAAAGTATGATAAGAGTTGAAGGACACAAAAACCTATTTCGTGATGAAAAATCAGGAGCCATAATTGATATGGATAATAAAGCATATGCTAGTTACATATCATCTAAGAATAGAAAATTGGATGAAAAAGCAGAATTGGATGAGATGAAAAAAGATATAAACGAAATTAAATCGTTACTTAAGCAGATAACTAAGCAGATAACATAGAAACATATAAATAAATATATAGATTCTGAATTGCATACATAAATGGCACCAGACATTAAGGTAAGGGTTGGTCAAAAGAACGCTGTGAAGGTTATATCTTCATTAGCAGGTGCTCAAGGCTTATCTCTTGCTGAATTAAGCGATGTCAACGCCTCGAACCTGTTGAATGGAATGGTATTAGTCTATAATGGAGCAACCAAAAAATGGGATGCTACGTTAAGCTTGACACCTGGAACGGAACAAAATTTAGACATTAACGGGGGAAACTTTTAAATGGCAAGTATTATCAGGATCAAACGATCCTCTGGGACAGAAAAACCCGCTAGTCTTGCTTGGGGAGAATTAGGTTATGTAACTGGTATAGGAAGTTACGGTGGTTTAAACCAATATAAAGATAGAGTATTTGTTGGAGATGATGGAACTAACTCCATACCAGTAGGTGGTCATTATTACACCTCTATGATGGAACATGCTCCAGGTTCTGTTGCTGGTGTTCAGAATACAAGAAACACTGATGGCGGTATAGTTGCCGTCATGGACAACACTAGAAGAGTTGACCAATGGAATGTAGATAATCTTAGATTAGATTTAAATACATTATCATCAACTGATACTGACGGTGACGTTATATTCAGCACCGATGGTAGTGGACATGTTAATGTTGTAGATGATACTTTCCTATCATTTGGTTCTGATCATGATGCAATGATCGAATATGATGAGGATGGAGATAATGAAGTAAAAGTAACTGGTGCTAATTGGCAGTTTGATAACTATGTAAGATTTGGTTGTGTTGGAATAAGTTCTAATATTATTGAGACAAAAGCAGGTTGCGGCGATCTCTTATTCATTGACCCATATCCCGATGGTTTAAGTAATGAAGGTACTGTTGTTATTAAGGGTAGTTTACAGGTAGATGGAACGACTACATCTGTTAACTCTACAATTTCAACTCTTAATGATCCAATACTACACCTTGGCGATCTAACCAGTGAAAAAACAGTAATGGCAGATGTTGCTGTTGGTGTTAATACTATTACAGTAGATTCTGTTGTTGGTGTTAATACTGGTGATGTTGTTTCAGGACCTGCTGGACTTCCAGTTGGTGCTGGTGCTGAGATTACAAATTATAATGAAACTACCAAGATAATTACCATTCAGGGAAATACTACTGCTGGTATTTCAACCACAACTCAGATAACAGTTAGTCACGCATACGATACTCAAACTGATCGTGGTATTTCTTTCGGTTATAATACAAGTTCTGGAACTTCAAATAATAAAACTGGATTCTTTGGATATATCGACCAAACGAGTCCAAATAGCGATGCTCCATCAAGAGCATGGACATATATTCCCGATGTTAACCTTGCTAATAGTTTAGCAACAGGAACAAGAGGAAACCTTGATATTAAAGGTATCTATTATCAGACAGGTGATTTCAATACTCATGGTGTTGTTTACTTTGATGAAAATGGACTTCAGACTTCTACTAATGCGGCTGCTGCTCCAGCACTAACATCAAAACAAATATTAACTGCGATTACTAAGAATAATCTTAATATTTCAAGTAGTGTTACTCTTGATACTGGTGATATTATCAGACAAGATAATAGCAATGCCTATGGTGTTGTTGAAGCAGGTGGAAACTTAAATGTTATATCTGTAGTTGGTGTCGAAGGTGTGTTTGATACGACAAATAACCTTAGAAAAGAAGGTGAAAATGGAACAATTGAAAATTTATCAGTAACACCTACTGGCATAAACGTGATATATAGTAACAAACCTACATGGACTTCCACTCTTGATGGAGGTACATTCTGAGAATAAAATTATGCAAGAGAATCCTAATAGTGAGGTCGATATTAACGTCCTTATAAGTTTATATAATCAAAGGCTCTCTCAACTTTCAAATCAAAACGTTCTTCTAGAAGCAAAACTTCAAACATTAAAGCAAGACTTTGAAGAACAAAACAATGCTTTGCTACAACAACTTGCCGAATATCAAGGCAATGAAGAAGCAGATGTAACTCCAGTAAGGAATAATTTAGCAGCAAAACGAAATGGCTAAACCAGCAACCAGACAAGGATTAATAGACTACTGTTTAAGGAAGTTGGGTGCTCCTGTATTGGAAATTAATGTTGATGATGATCAAGTAGATGATTTAGTTGATGATGCTATACAGTTTTTTAACGAACGTCATTTTGACGGTGTTGAGAGAATGTATCTTAAATATAAACTTACACAGGCAGATATTGATAGAGGACAGGCAAAAAATGGTGATGGAGTTGGTATTGTAACTACAACTGCTACTTCCACAAATATATCAGGTTATGGAACTACTACCAATAATTGGTACGAGAGTTCTAATTTTATACAAGTTCCAGATTCTGTAGTTGGTGTAGAAAAGATATTTAAATTTGATAGTAGTTCCATATCTGGTGGAATGTTTAGCATAAAGTATCAGTTATTCTTAAATGATCTTTATCAGTTTAATTCCATAGACTTACTTCAATATTCGATGACTAAATCATATCTTGAGGATATTGATTTTTTACTTACTACTGATAAGCAGGTAAGATTTAATAAGAGACAAGATAGATTGTATTTGGATATTGATTGGGGAGTAGAGTCTGCTGATGATTGGTTAGTTCTTGATTGTTATAGAGCATTAGATCCAAATTCATTTACTCAAGTTTATAATGATGTATTCTTAAAACAGTATCTCACTGCTCTCATAAAGAGACAGTGGGGGCAAAATTTAAGTAAATTTAAGGGTGTTAAGTTACCAGGTGGCATAGAAATGAATGGAGGAGAAATTCTTTCGCAAGCAGAATCTGAAATAGAATCCTTAAGATCAAGAATGGTTACTGAGTATGAATTACCACCATATGACTTTGTAGGATAATGGCATTAAATCCATATTTTTTACAAGGAGCTCAGTCTGAGCAAAGATTAACTCAAGATTTGATAAATGAACATCTTAAGATGTTTGGTGTTGAAGTAACTTATATTCCAAGAAAATTTGTAGGAACTGATAATATATTAAATGAGGTAGAATCTTCAAAGTTTGATGACAACTTTGCTATAGAAGCATATGTTAATACTTATGAGGGATATTCTGGTGCTGGAGATGTTTTAACTAAATTTGGAATGAGTCTTAGGGATGAAGTAATTCTTACTATATCAAAAGAAAGATATGAAGACTTCATTGCTCCTTTTATGGCAGGTTTAGATGATGGGACTGATGATAGTATTGTTCCATTAACAAGTAGACCTAAAGAAGGAGATTTGGTTTATTTTCCGTTAGGGCAAAGATTATTTGAAGTAAAATTTGTAGAGCATGAAGATCCATTCTATCAGTTAGGTAAAAATTACGTTTATCAACTCAAATGTGAACTCTTTGAATATGAGGATGAGGTTATTGATACTTCTATCGATGAGATTGATACACAGGTTGCTGATGATGGTTATATAACAACACTTAAATTAGTTGGATTAGGAAGAACTGCTGAAGCAACGGCATCAATAGGTGTTGGTTATGTACAAGAAATATTCTTGAATAATGATGGTTCTGGATTTACATCAAGACCTACAATAACATTTGAAAATTCTCCTGCTAATGATCCTGCTAGAGCAATTGGTATCTTAACTACAAGAGCAAATGTTACTTCTATTGAGAAGATATTGATGATTAATGCTGGTTCTGGATATACAACTGCTCCTACAATATCAATTACAGGTGGTGGTGGAACTGGTGCTGCTGCGACTTGTTCTGTTGAGACTACTTATAATGGTGTTTTAAGAGTCAATATAATTGATGGTGGAGTTGGATATGGAACAGAACCTACCGTAACAATTGGACAACCTGGTGCTGGAACAACTGCTGTTGGAATAGCGTCTATAGGAATTGCTGGTCAAGATAGTGTAGTTAAGCAAATATTCTTAACTAATCCTGGTAGAGGATATAGTTCTACTCCATTAGTAACTATTAACGCACCATCATCTATGGGTGGTACAGGAGATTATGTATTCAATGAAATTGTTATTGGTGCTAGATCTCAGACTGAAGCAAGAGTTAAATCTTGGGATACTGATACTAATATACTTGAACTTGGTAATGTTGGAATCGGATCAACTGCTTCAGGATTCTATCCAGGTGAGGATGTAGTGGGTCAGGAATCAGGTGCTACTTATGCTGTTTCAGTATTTGATCCTGAAGATAATAATGATAAATACAACGATAGTAGAGAATTTGAATTTGAAGCGGATCAATTACTAGACTTTACTGAATCCAACCCCTTTGGCGTAGTTTGATATGTTAGGTACTTACTTTTATCACGAAATACTAAGAAAAACTGTTATATCATTCGGAACAGTATTTAATGATATTCATGTTAGGCATCAAGATAATACTGGTAAGGACTTAAATGATATTAAAGTTCCAGTTTCATATGGTCCTAGACAAAAGTTTTTGGCGAGAATACAGCAACAAGCAGAGTTAAATAAAGCAACTCAAATTACATTACCTAGAATATCATTTGAAATGAATTCTATTACATATGATCCATCTAGGAAATCTGGGATTACTCAAACATTTAAAGCACAGGATGGCGATAAGTTTAAAAAAGTTTTTATGCCTGTTCCTTATAATATAGGATTTGAATTAAATATATTAACTAAAACGCAAGATGATTCTTTACAGATACTAGAGCAGATATTGCCATTCTTTCAACCTGGTTTTACATTAACTATTGATTTAGTTAAACAGATTGGAGAAAAGAGAGATGTTCCTTTAGTATTACAGGACATATCATTTACGGATGATTATGAAGGAGACTTTGATACAAGAAGAGCATTAATATATACATTAAACTTTACGGCCAAAACTTATATGTTTGGTCCTATTGCTGACAGCACAGATGGTCTTATCCGTAAGGTTCAAGTTGATTACTATAGTGATAGTGACCCACGAACAGCAAAACGTGTTCAGAGATATAGAGTAGAATCAACTGCTAAGAAAGATTATAATGAGGATGGGCAAATAGATCAGTATGATGATCCATTGATCCCACCAGGTGATGATTTTGGATTCACGGAAACTTCGACTTTCTTTGGTGATGCTAAAGATTACAGTCCTACCCGTAAAATAGACATCTAATGGCCAACAAATCAGGAGATAGTTCTTTACATGACTGGTTCAATAAATCTAAATCTTCTGATGGTAAGAAGGGTTGGGTTCA